CCCGGATAGGGTGAGAGGCTCCCGGTTGGATCTCCGTCAGTCGGTCAGTCGGTCAGTCGGTCAGTCGGTCCGGCGCGTAGCGCAAAAATATATGCATGGATTTAGACGGGGCCGGGAGACACGGGGGCACATGGAACTTCGGCAGGCTTCGGCAGGCTTCAACCCTTCAACCTTCAGTAACCTTCGGTAGTCACCGCTTCGCCCGGTCCCCGTTCGGTGTGAGATCTCCCGGATCTGTCCCGGATCGTCCCCGGATAGGGTGAGAGGCTCCCGGTTGCGGGGCCGTGAGAGACCCCCTCCCCTCCCGTAAATCGAGGGGGTACCCGGTAGCCCTCCCCGGGTCTGTTAACTCCTTAGAATCGCTCTCAGCTTCACCGATTAACGGACGATTGTGCACTTGTGAACTTGACCCGACCGTTTGTGTTTCACGCGCGAATAAGAACTATATAGTGCTGTTTCTGTTGCGTGTTGTATTAAGTTGGGGGGTTCCGACTGTTGCTAACGGAATGGGGATATGTTGTGGATAGGGTGTGTTTTTTGTGGATAAGTAGGAGTTTTGTCGCAACTGTGTCGTGGATTGAATGTTTGGTGGTCGTTTTTGCCCATTATATAGGTTAGGGGAGTAACCGAAGGAGAGAGCGAAGCGAACGACTGAGGGTACCGAGGCCGCTCCGCTTTGGGGCTCCGCGACCTTAAGGAGCGGGGCAGGGCACTTCGCTTCCGCTCAGTAAAAACAACGGTCACCAAAGGCACTTCGCTCCACTTCGTTCCGCTCAGTAAACGGGGCAGAAAGTAGGGGTCTTAGACGCGGGTAACCTTACGGTCACCAAGGCTAACCTAACCACGATTTTCCAAAATATTTTTTCATGGCGGGTGTACCCCTTCTGGTGCCCCCTCCGTACCCCCTATGAATAGGAGCTCACCTATGGCTGTATCTGGTGGCCGCAAGGCCGGTACAGTCGAAGAAGCAAAAGGATTGTTCCTTGAACAGTTGCAACTTGGCCTCACAATACGCGCAGCCATTCGTGCAGTTGATAGGAACATCACCACCTATGAGAGGTGGCGCAGGGAAGATCCAGAGTTCGTGGCTGAGGTTGCCCGTGTGAAGAATAAGAATACGATGACGAAGGATGTGAAGGGGAAAGAGATCCCGTTTCCGGAGTTCTCGGAGAAGTATCTCGGGGCGAGGGTTTTCCCGCATATGCAGAATGTTACTGACATGATTGAGGGCAATGAGCCTTCTTGGTTGCATCCGGCGATGACTTATAGTAAAGGCGAACAGGATCTGATCATAGCGAATATGCCTCCTGAGCACGCCAAGACTACGAGTGTCACCATTAACTATGTCACGTACCGTATTGCTATGAATCCTAACATTCGTATTCTGATTGTGTCTAAGACTCAGAGCATGGCTAAGAAGATGTTGTTCGCCATTAAGACTCGTTTGACTCACCCCAGGTATGCTGACATGATTCGTCAGTACGGACCGGTGGGTGGGTTCGATAAGGACTCTGAAGCTTGGAACCAGGACATGATTTACGTGTCTGGGAACATTCGTGATAGTGGCGAGAAAGACCCGACCGTTCAGGCTTTGGGTATTCGGGGCCAGATTTATGGTGCTCGCGCCGACCTTATTATTCTTGATGATGCCATTGACAGTCTTAACGCTCATGATTTTGATAAGCAGATAGACTGGATACAATCGGAGGTGGTCTCTCGTATCTCGGCTTCTGGTGCCCTACTTGTTGTGGGTACGCGGTTGCAATCTAAAGACTTGTACAGCGAACTGAAAGACCCTGCCCGTTACCCGGACGATGAGTCCCCTTGGACGTATCTTGCTATGCCTGCCGTTTTGGAGGCTGACGAGAACCCTAAGGATTGGGTCACGTTGTGGCCTTTCAGTAATCAGGCTGAGATCGGTGCTAAGGGTGCCGATACTGAAGCCAATGAAGAGAACTTGTATGTTAAGTGGAACGGTCCTAGACTATCCAAGAAACGTAAGCGTATGACTCCTAGAGTGTGGAGTATGGTTTATCAACAGCAGCAGGTTTCTGATGAATCTATATTTAGCATGGAGGCACTTCGTTCTAGTACTAATGGCAATAGACTTACTGGGGCCATCCCGAAGGGTATGGTTAACTGTCGGGCTCAAGGCATGGATGGCCTTATCATTATCGCTGGGCTCGACCCTGCTTCTTCGGGGCATACCGCTGCGGTGGTTATAGGGCTAGATCCGACTACTAATAAGCGTTACGTCCTCGACATCTCTAATAAGGCTGGCATGTCGCCGGAGGAGATGCGGAACCTGATTAAGGACTGGACTTCTAGGTACAACGTTCAGGAGTGGCGTATTGAGAAGAACGGTTTTCAGGGTTTCCTTGTCCATGACAGGGATCTTAATGAGTACTGTGCTGCTCGGGGTACCACTATTAAGCCTCACTTTACTGGAACTAACAAGCATGACTCCGACTTCGGGGTCGCTTCGATGACCACGTTGTGGGCCGGGTACCAGGATGGTAACGAACTTATAGAGTTGCCTAGTACTGCGCAGTCTGAGGCTGCCAAGCAACTGATCGAGCAACTTGTATCATGGTCGCCTAATGCACCTAAGGGTCAAAAGACGGACATCGTTATGGCGTTGTGGTTCTGCGAACTAGGATGCCGGGACAGGGTTACCCTGTACAGCAACATGGGGTCATCTCATGCCAAGAACAGCTTCCTCACACCGTGGGATCGCAGTAATCAAACTACCGTTAACCTCTTAGAGGCTGAGGCGGATCACCGATTCAGACCAATGGGTTTCTAATTAGGAGTTTATATGCAGGGCAAGAACCTACTCGAAATGCGTGAGCTTCAAGGCTTACTCATTCGTACTAAGAGCACGTTTGCTGCACGCGACCAGCGTATGCAGGACGTACTTGCCGTACGTCAAGGCAGAATGAGGGACGTATTCCCTGACCTGTTCCCTGAAGGACCGTTCGATAAGGGTATCGTCGCCAACATGGTTGACGTTGCAGCAAGAGACCTCTCAGAGGTTCTGGCTCCCCTTCCTGCGTTCAACTGTTCGTCTGCTAAGAGCACCACGGACACTGCCCGTACGTTCGCTGAGAAGCGTACACGTATCGTGAACGGTTACATTGACCATTCAGGTGTCCAAGTTCAGATGTACACGGCTGCTGACAGGTACTTCACGTACGGGTTCGTTCCTTCCATTGTGGAATTAGACTCTGAAACCAACATGCCGCGGATAACGTTCCTTGATAGCATTGGTGCGTACCCAGTGTTCGACCGTTGGGGTGAGATTCAGGCTGGGTTCTTCCAGTTCTGGCGTTCGCGTGACGAACTGAAGGCTCAATACCCTCACGCTGCCGGTACTCTGGATAACCGTGGGCAAGGAAACGACCTTGTTGAGGTTGTTCGCTACCATGACCGTACCATTGACATGATATTCCTTCCGAACTCTGACTGCATGATCCTTGAGTCTACCCCTAACGCTACCGGTGAATGCCTCCTTGAGTGGACTCAACGACCAGGTGTGGATAATGATAGCCATGGGCAGTTCGATGACGTTCTTGCAGTACAGGTTGCTAAGGCACGCTTCGCCCTCCTCAGTCTTGAGGCTGCGCAGAAGAGTGTACAGGCACCTATTGTCCTTCCTCCTGACGCTCAGGAACTGTCGTTCGGTCCTGACGCTATTATCCGTACGTCTCAAGGTAACCAGGTTCGTCGTGTACCTATTGAGGTTCCTAATGCTGCGTTCTCTCAGCAAGGTATCCTTGATCAGGAACTACGTCAAGGCTCACGTTACCCTGATGCCCGTAACGGCAACGTTGATGGCAGTACAGTAACCGGTAAAGGCGTTCAGGCTCTCATGTCTGGCTTCGATACGCAGGTTCGTACAGGCCAAGCGATGTTCGCACGTACGTTTGAGCGTCTTGTGCGTAAAGCACTCATGGTTGATGAGGTCATATTCGGTGAGATAACCAAGACTATCCGTGGTAATGCTGATGGTGCTCCGTATGAGGTTGCATACAAGGCTTCACGGGACATTAAAGGTGACTACACGGTTGATGTTCAATACGGTTTAATGGCAGGACTAGACCCCAATAGGGCTCTCGTTTTCGGCTTACAGGCCCGTGGGGACAAGCTTATCTCTCGTGACTTCCTTCGCCGTCAGATGCCTTTCGCTCTGAACGCTGCCGAGGAAGAGTCACAGGTTGACGTTGAGGAACTACGTGATGCGTTAAAGAACGCTGTCGCAATGTACGCTCAGAGTATACCTGCTCTCGCTGCACAGGGGCAAGATCCCGGTGATGCGCTTGCTAAACTATCTTCAATAATAATAGGTCGCCAAAAAGGTGAGCCTATCGAGAAGATCGTCTCGGAGGCTTTTGCTCCTCCAGAGCCAGATCCTGCGTCTGCGGAGGTTGAAGGCGAAGAGGGTTATCCTCTTGCTGGTCCCACCGTGGGCGGCAGTCCTCAAGACGAACTACTCTCTGAGGGTGGTCGTCCCGATGTACAGACACTCCTAGCCTCGATGGGTTCTGGTGGGTCACCTCAAATAAGTGCTGGCATTAAACGCCAGACAGAGATCTAGGAGATACGATGGCTGATGGAAATTACGGAGGGAATAGAACACCTCGTAATCCTGCTCCTGTTAGTAATCCTGGTGCTGGTTCTTCCCGTACTGACGGGCAACCTGGATCGAAGATGACCGGTATGCCTTACGGTGAGAACGATGACTTCAATGAGATTCGTACCTCGGCTAAGATGAATCAGTCTCAAGGTGCTGCTTCGGCTCCTGTTTCGAGTGCTGTTCGTCAAGGTCAGGCTAAGGCTGCCCCTCTGTTCAGTCCTACTCAGCGTCCTGATGAGGCCATCACTGATGGTTCTCGTGTTGGTCCCGGTGCTGGTCCCATGAAACTCCCTAACCTTTCGGAAGAGTCCCGCTCGGACGCTCAAATGATAGGCAAATACTTACCACAGTTGTTAAAGATGGCTGATGAAGAAGGGACTGCTCCCGGCTTCACTCGCTTCGTTCGCCAACTTCGCAACCTTCAAGGAGAATAATGCCAAGTCTTAAAGACAACATCTCGGCTGTTACCGAGGCTATCGGTACTAAGAGCATGGGGTTAGTGTGGGGTCTTGCTAATGTTAAGTGGGATACTCAAGAAGATCGTGACCAGTTTCTGTCAGAGTTAATTGAAGGTAAGCCGGAAGTGGAGGGATAGCATGGCGTTCAAGGACTACGAAAACTCCGGACCTATCCGTTCCGTTCAGGACAATGAAGAGATCGAGCTTCAAGGTTTACCTGAGGTTCCCCGGGATACCCCTCTTTCTTATGAGAGCGGTGCGACTGCACCCACTAAGGATGACTCTTTACTGGGCAAGGCGTTTAGTTTCATGGACGACTGGGTTCCTGACGACATGGGTGGCATCATCCGTGGGGATTCAGACCAGTGGCTACCTGAGGTTCCGTACCTTTCCGACGCTTACCGTCTCAGTGGCGGTGCCATCCTTGGTGCCAGTCTTGATGTTGGTGCTGCCGTGTTCGACGGTATCACTTGGTTCTCTTCCAAAGTTTCAATGCTATCTGCTGCTGCGGTTTCCGCTATGCCGGGTGGCGTTGAGACTCTTACGTGGGATGAAGCCCACGAGGTTTCTTTCGGTCAGGCTTTCGTAGGTTCGATGGCTATCGAGGCTGGCAAACTTGAGCGTGGTCAAGCAGACTTCGCAACAGCGGCTATGCTTCCTTTCAGTTTGATCTCTCTCGCCGCTGCGCAGATAGATACGGACAACTCCGCTCAGGATGCAGGCTTCGACATTAAGAACGCTGCTATGCGTGAGGAAGCTTTCGGTGATGGTGCCGGGATGTGGGCTTCGGGTGCTCTCGATGCTGCCATCATGGTCGCGTCTGACCCCACTATCGCTATTGGTGGTGCAGGTACGTTCATTCGTGCAGGTGTCAAGGGTGGTAAGACTGCTGCAACTTCAGGTCTGATAACTAAACGTATCAGGAACCAGGAGCAGGTTGCTCTTCACTCCGCGCAGATAGATAAAGCTGCCAGCATGATAAAGAACGCTCCCGGCAAGACACCGGAGGAGCGCATCGCTGCTGCACGTAATACTAAAGGTTGGACTGGTGAGGCCGAAGCTTTCGTTTACGCCATGGAAGGTGACGCTCTCGCGTTGCAGACCAGCGTGTACGTTACTGGTTCCAATAAGGCTTTCCAAAAGCAGATCGTTGACGTTCTCAAAGACACAAGCACTTCCGATCCGATGCTTTCCGCAGCAACCTTGAAGGTTCTGACTGGTGACGTTTCGGCTTGGGGCGACGTTCGCAGAATGGACATTGACCTGTATGATCGCCTAGCCGGGATCAACAACATTGAGTCCGTTCGTGGTATCCGCAATGCGGACGGTACGTACCCAGCGCAGACACCTGAGCAGATCGGTGTCGGAGATGACCTGATCGTTGACGCTCAAGGATACCAGGACTTCGTTGCTGACCCTGAAGTTATGCGTGCTTTCGATGAGACACGTATCGGTATGATTGACGAGGTTCCAGACAATGGTGTGTTCCT